ATGGCAAAACACATGACGCAGGATGACCGCAAGGTGCTGGAAGCTCGGTACAATGCCGGACAGAGTGTTGCCGGAATCGCCAGGGCGATGAGCTTCAACTATTCCACCATCTATAAGGAACTGAAGCGCGGTGACACTGGAAAGATGGATGCCAATGGTCGCGCAGGATATAGCGCAGAGCTTGGGCAGCAGCGATTATACAACGCAAAGCAGCGGCTCAGGTATCGGGCGGATTGCCCGGCGGAGTAAGGCATGGGAGAAGTGTTTAAGCTGAACCATTGCTATAACATGGACTGCCTGCCGGCAATGGAACTGTTCCCGGATAATTATTTTGATTTGGCGGTTGTGGATCCACCGTATTTCTCTGGCCCGGAACGCAGAGGATTTTACGGATCAAAAGTCAGCAAAATAGGCGTACATCGTGACTACCCCGTCTCTCCTGCTTGGAGTAAACCAGAGCCGGAGTATTTCAAGGAGCTGTTTCGAGTGTGCCGCCACTATATTGTATGGGGCTGCAACTATTTTGACTACCAGTTTTCTACCGGACGGATCGTGTGGGACAAGTGCAATGGGAATTCTAGCTTTTCAGATTGCGAGATTGCGGCAACAAATTTGTTTTCCTCAGTGAGAATGTTCCGGTATATGTGGTCCGGAATGATGCAGGGAAAAAGCATCACAGAAGGCGACACCATGCAGGGAAACAAGAGCTTGAACGAAAAGCGAATCCACCCAACGCAGAAGCCGATTGCTCTTTATGACTGGATTTTCAAAAACTATGCAGAGCCAGGGCAGAAGATCCTTGACACCCACCTCGGAAGCGGAAGCAGCCGCATAGCAGCATATGAGGCAGGGCTTGGCTTTATCGGATTTGAAATTGATCCGTTCTATTTCCAGTTGGAAGAAGAACGGTTTTCTGAGTACACAAGTCAAACAAGCCTATTTCACATGGAGGGAAAGAAAAAATGATTCTTGAAAAACTTCACAGAACAATCAACAACTTCAACAAGACATTCAACTGGCGGCGCTTCCGCCGCGATGCGCTGCACCTGGGAGAAAGCCTGCTGGTGTTCGGCGTGCTGTATGGCATTTTTTCAACCCTGATCTGGGGTGTCTGCTGGCTGTTCAAAATCAATTACAACCCAGATCTCATTGCCGTTGCATGGGCAGTGCCGGTGTTGCTGGACACTTTGGTCAAAAAGGCTTATGACTGGAACAATGAAGTCCGGGACTGGGATTGAGAGGTGGAAACGACCTATGGATGAAGCAACAAGAATCTCGCTGAAAGACCAGTTCAACAGCCTTTTGGTACGGGCTATTGAGGGTAGGCGCGGCGGTATGGCACTGATGCGGGTGCTGGAAGAACTGGACTTTTACAATTCCCCGGCCAGCGCGAAGCATCACCTGAATGTCCCCGGCGGTCTGGTGATGCATTCTCTCAATGTGGCAAGAGCCGCCCTGGAATTATGCGACAAGATGCCGCAGTTTGCAAAATGCAATAAGGGCGCAGTCTTGACCGCCGCGTTACTCCATGACGTTTGCAAGGCTGGGCAGTACATCAAAAAGCCGGATGGCAGTTACCGTTATGAAGATAGTCACTTGATGGGACACGGTGAAGCATCCGTCAGCATTATCAAAGACTGGATTTTCTTGACCGACACGGAAGCCCTGGCAATCAGGTGGCACATGGGAGCATATAGCGGAGAGCAGGACTGGGGAACGCTCAGCAAAGTATACGACCGCTGCCCGGAAGCCCTGTGCCTGCACATGGCTGACATGATCGCAACGCACATCATGGAGGTAGAAGAGTGAGCAGAGGCACTGCCTACTATGATCTTCCGAATGGTGAGCGAATAGAACTGCCGACAACCATGCCGGATGTTGAGGAAGTGCCGGGACCCCTATGTGATGGAAAATTTGAATTGCCAGAAGCCGTAAAAGAAATGTTCAAGTGGATGGATGAAACATTCGGAACATGGGAAAGCGACTTCAGCAGTTTCAAAATCTGGATGAAATTGCGGAAAAACTTCAATCCACCGGTGCGCTGGGAAGCGGCGCAGGACAAGCGTCGAAACCCAAAGCCTTTGGGCCGAAACACCTATTTATATAAAGCGAGGAAGATCAAGAGCTTGGCAAGAAGTACACATACCAGAGCATCCCTGCACAAGGGAAAACAAAAGGGTACTGAAGAACAGTGCAAGCACACATTCAAGATAACCGCAGCCCGGTGCGCACCTTGCAGTGGTTACAACGTGGAGTGCAAGCACTACGAGAAAAACAGTGCCGCTGATACAAAGCATGGTTCTTCTCGAACGTGAAATAAGCAGCCCTGCACCGCAGAAGCGGGGCTGCTTTTATATGGCGCATGGCGCTTTTTCTAGGCATTGAGCGCTGCAAGCAGGGCCGGACCCTGTATGTGCCGAGTTGAGTTTTCCATGGAAGCCGGTACGGTCAGGAAATCAGCCGGCCGACATAGCGGAATGGTGCTGTACAGCAGCGTCCTCCTTTCCGTTAAAGCCCGGTGCAAAACCGGGCTGCCATTTCCGCGAAAGCCGCACCCGCATGGATTTGACGGGAATGGGTGCGCCGCAGCATGAGCGTAGAAATGCCCTGTTCAATCCGCCCAGGAACAAAAGCGGTAGGCCGTTGCCGCGGCCGCCCCGTCCGGTACTCTCTTGCCGGGCGGGTTTGATATGCGGACGCATAGAGGATGTACTTGCTTCTGACTATCCCCCATGAGCAGGTGAGCCGGTTCGATACCGACCGTCCGTGCAAGAAAAGAAATGAGGAAAATGAATGGAACTGGAATGCTTAACGCCGGAGTTTCCACAAGGAGCGAGAATTTACAGCGTGGACGGGGTGGCACCGTCGCTGCTCAATAGCGCTTCGGCCATGAGATCGCAAGGATTTTTGGTCTGCGGGGGGGGGGAAAACAGCATGAAAATATGCGAAAGTAAGCCGGTGATTTGCAGAGCGTCAGGGCAGGCATCGGCTGATACGCTGGATAACACCTGCCCTTGTCTGACGTGTGACCATGAAGCACCTATTGTTGCCGGATCATACTGCTTGGCGGGGAATATGATAGACCGCAACACCGGGATGAACGGCACGGGAGTAGACGAGAATGTGACATTCACGCTGAACACCGTTGACCGTCACGCGGTAGCCTATGACGCAAGGCACCATTGCCTGAACGGCAATGTGAGCGGAACATTGCAGGCTAAAGGGGAAGGCGGATGGAGCCTGAACTACATAAATCCGGTAATTCAACCGTTGCCGGAAGCAACCGGAGCGGATACCTATAATGGAACTGTTACCGGAGAGGTGGCGGCAACGCTTACAAAAGTGAACGGCGTAGCAACGAGTGGACCAAAAGTGATTCAAGCCGGCGAAAAGGGTTCACCGGACTGGATTGTCCGCCGTCTTATCCCATTGGAATGCGGCCGATTGCAGGGCTTCCCTGATGGGTGGGCAGAAATCGCACCGCTGACCTCTCCACAAGAGTTTCCATTCTGGCGTGAAGTATATGCCAGAGATTGCGAAATCAAAGGGAAAAGACCGAGCAGAAAAATTGTGCAGGGTGGCAGCACTGAAAGCGACAAGGCGTTGATGCGCTGGCATGACGGCCTGCATAGCATGGCAGCAGAGTATGCCATGTGGGGCAATGGTATGGCGTTGCCGAACGCACTGTTCTTTGTCAAAAATGCTTTCCGGGAACTGGGCAAACCAGCCGAGGACGTGAAGTTGGGAAGCCTGTTTGACGGCAGCGGAACGATGCCGCTGTGCGCGGTAATGTGCGGTGGACGGGCAGTATGGGCAAGTGAGGTGGAGCCGTACCCTATTGCCGTCACGAGAACGCACCTGCCGCATATGAAGCACCTAGGAAGCGTGAAGGATGTCCGGGGAGACAAAATCGAGCCAGTAGATATTATTACGTTCGGATCTCCTTGCCAGGACTTGAGCATTGCTGGAAAACGCGCCGGCCTGGGTGGCGGAAGATCTGGGCTATTCTGGGAAGCAATCAGAATCATCATAGAAATGCTGGTTGCAACAAATAGCAAATATCCGCGCTTTGTGATCTGGGAAAATGTGCCCGGTGCACTTTCGTCAAATGGAGGGAAGGATTTTGAAACGGTCCTCAATGAACTACTTCGTATCAGAGGATTTGCCGGAGGTAGAACAGATAAGCCTATTCTCCAACATGGCAAGTGGGGGGCTTCGCAAACTACGGAGCTGTTGCCTATCGAATCGTCAATGCTCAATACTGGGGAATCCCCCAGCGCAGGCGCAGAGTATATGCTGTCTGCGATACTCGTAGAGAATCCGCCGGAGTGGTCGCTTTTGAGCGAAAAGGCACTCAATGGGATTTTAACCCGTGCATCCCGAAGGGGGAAGAAATTGCCGGACTTACTGCTGACTGCTATTCATGGCATGATCGAATGGTGGCATCGAGGCCAGCGGGGGGGGGGGACAGCATGGAGCCTACACCGTGAAGATCCGGTCAGGGTGTGAGGGTGGCGGAAAAGGAGCACTTGTTCAGAAAGAACTTTCTGCAACACTGGCGACACATCAGGATCAAACGCTTTTTGAGCTGAGAAATATGGTACTGAATGACCAAGGCGGAGGAAGAATGAGCGTCACGCAGGGAACATCCGGGACGCTCAGAGCGCAGGAGCATGGGCATCCGCCAATTACTTTTGACAAGATGGGAGGAACGGAAAAAACATGAAAGTGGACATATCAAAAATTGCCTTGGTAGTAGTCATGATTGCTGGCATACAGACCAGTGTACTTTATCACCGGGTCAATGACCTGGAATGCCAGCGGGATATTTACAAGTCCCGGTATGAGGACTGGGAGGGCATGTCGAAAGAGATTGCAGAGTACGCCGATACCCTGCGGGATTCTCTGAAAGCACGGGACCGGCTGGATGGGAAGCTGCTGGTTGAAGATGCTGGAGATTTTCTCTGTACAGCCTATTGCACCGAAAAGCGAGAGCACATCTGCGGAACAGGAACCGGAATCACAGCCAGCGGTGCCCCCGTGGAAGCTGATGTGACGGTGGCGGCAGACCCGGACGTGTTCCCGTTTGGGACTGTCCTCTATATCGAGGATGTAGGAGTGCGGATCGTTCAGGACAAAGGAGCGGGAATCCAGGGAAAACACTTGGACATAGCCGTTTCTGGAAGCCACGAAGATGCACTGAGCTGGCAAGGCTATGGAACGCACCGGGTTTGGATCATCCAGGAGGCAGCGAAGTGATGTGGGGCAAGCTCCAAACGCACGGAGACAAGAAAAATGACGCAGAAGTTTTGGCTATTGCTGCTGCGGGCGCTCCGTTGGATGTCATGGCTATGTTTTTTGAATCACACATTGAGGAGTTGCCTGACTTGTGCGTTGAAAAACTTGCAGAAGCAGTTGATAAACGCGCCAGCGATACTCCATGTCACCGGGAATCTGAAAACTGGAAAGACCTTGCAGCTTGGGCAAGAATTGAACTTAAAAGGAGAAAAAGCAATGGACGGATTTGTGAAAACACTGGGTGTTCTGATGGTTTTGGCAGCTGTGGCACTGTGGGCGGCACTGATTTTCTTTGTGCCTGCCGCACTGATTAAGTTCCTTTGGCTTTATCTGGTGGCATGATGGACAATGAAACGCTGACACGGATTCTGTCCGCACGATTTATAACGTGTAATGAGCAGGCCCGAAAAGGCAGTAAGGGATGCACGAAAGAGTGCAAACTCTATGAGCTGCAAGAACCGGGTATGACCTGCCGGGACAGCGTCCTTCTCCACGCAGAGGAAGCAAAGAAAATTTTGAAAATAAGGTCGCACAACTCCTGACACAGGCCGCCCGCTGCGGCGGCCTTTTTTGTGAGCATGGGAACAGGCCCGGCCCGGTTCAACTCCGGGATTGCCCAAAACTGAAAGGAGAACACACCGATGCAGAGGTACTACATTTTGCTGAAAGCGACCGGTGCTGGTGGGTGGCCGGGTTGGCTGCCGTACCGGCTGGATGCGGACAGCGCCGAACAGGCTGTTGAAAAAGCCAAGGAGCAGGCCGAGAATCATTACCCGGAGTACGAAAAGTTTGAAGTTCAGGTTATCGAAATTGAAAGGAGAAGCAAATGAAGCTGGCAGCAATCGCAAAGCTCATTAAGGCAGATGGGTACTGTAAGCTCTACAAAGTGTTCTATGACGATTGCAGAACCTATGATTTGTACATTGGAACCAAAACGGCAATCTTCCAGCTGACCGGATTTCCGAAGGCACAAAATGAAAGTGAGTTGGCAACCCTCCTGGGCATCAGCAAAAAGGAATGGGCAGACATCGAGTTTGATAATGACTGCCCGGATGATCTCCATCACATCGAAGGGATGGATTTGGACGACACGGCAGACGGAGAAATGGACTGCGTGACCGGAAGAATCGGCATCCGGTACTGCGGGTGTGAACTGGTTCCAATGATCGAGCCTGTTTCGGGAACGGTCGGTTTTGTGGATGCGAAGCAGATCATGCCAGTAGCAGATGAAATCCGCAAGAGCGGATATTTCAAATACTGCGCCAGGAAGATGGCGAGCGGCGGACGCTACTATGTTATCAAGGACGGAATGGTGGTGCGCGGCGCGGTGCTTCCTGTAAAGCTGGAACCTCTGGCAAAGTCTGGACTGCGTGAGCTTGCCGACATGGTGAAAAAGACTAGGGATGTTGCCGATGTGGAGGACTTGAGCGAACAGGAGGACAAAAACGATGCGTAAGACTTTGGAACTGCTGGCTTTGTCCACCTGCACTGCCGCGCTGTGCGTAACACTGACTGGGTGTGAAGCAGTCAAGGGCACAGCAAGCGGTGAAAAACCGGTCAAGACGGTATATGTTTACCTGCCGGACGGCACTTTACTGGACAAAGGACGGGCGGACAAGGTAAGTTCGTTTGCACACAATGATCGTATCGTGAAAGTCACGATTGACGGGAAAACATACGAGACCAGCTGGGCCAATGTGGTTTTAGTGGAGGAATAACGATGAGCAAGATTTTGAAAAGTGTAACCTTGGGTGATGTGAAAAATGGTGGCATCTTCAGGGCGCTGGGCAAGGAGTTTGTGAAGCTGGATGCAGACGAACACGGCTGTCTGGTACTGGCAAAGGACATTTGGACGAGAATGCCGTTCCGCGACGGCGACGACCCGGAATACCCCAACGATCTGCGCCGGAGCGAGATTATGCCATATCTGGGTAACTGCCTGGCAGAGTTTACAAAGAACGGCACTCCGCTGAGTACATTCATTCCGCTCAGAATCGACCTTCAGGACACGACCGGCCAGAACGAATACGGAATCTTTGAAGTGAGGATTGGCCTGTTGACCCTGCGCGGGTACGGAAAATATTGGCGGCTGATCCCGAAGGTAGATGCGCCGTGGTGGTTGGCAACGCCTTACGGTACGCCGAATTGCTCTCCGTACACCGGCAGTAGCTACTACGTCTGGTACGTCAACACCGATGGCTCCAACTACAACTACTGGTACCTCAACTCCTATGGTGTTCGCCCCGTTTTGTGCTTTTCCTCTGCACTCTTGGTCTCTGTCGAGGACGAAAGAGAGGCCGGGTTTTCGCTTTCCGATGTTCCGCTGGATGACCTGCTGGCCGAAATCAAGAGCCGGACGGAGGGCTAATCATGGATGCGGTAAAAAATGACGTGAAGCGGCTGGTCAAAATTGAGCTGGCCGCTGCAAACAAGAAGTTTCGGATGTTTGCAGGGCCGCATGAGGGCGCGGGAATCATCCAAGAAGAAGTCGTGGAAGCTGCGAAGGAGATGAACGGTCTGCATCAGGAACTCAATGCAATGTGGATGAATGTTTACTCCAACAATCCGCAGATTTCCACGAAGGGTGTATATGACCGGGCTGTTGCTCTGGCCGTGGAAGCTATTCAGACAGCAGCGATGGCTCGGAAGTTTGAGCGCAGCCAGCGCCGTCACTGGCCGGGGGCAAAGGATCCGCACTATGGTGAAGAAGAATGACGCACCTACCGAAATCGAGACCATCACGCTGACCATGAGCCGCCCGGTGGCCGAGGCTGTGCAAGCGGCCTGCGAGTGGTACTTGCGCTTACATATGGGCCAGTTCTGGGATGTAGCCGATGATCTGTGCATGGCAAAGTTCTATTCCGATGCCAAACATAATGAGTTCAAGACAAAGGAACAGCGGGACAACGCTTTCACGGTTTCAATCCACCGCCGGAACGATATGCAGGATGGACTGGATAACCTATATCGCCGGTACGTTCTCCCTGCCCCAATCTCCGACCTGATGGAGATTCCGTACCGGGCAGAACAGGTATGGCTTGTCATTCGCCACGCCTTGGCATGGCATGACAAGCCGGAGGGCGACTGGATGAATGTGGAGTTCGATAAACCACTGAACCGTTCGGATCAGCCGCAGCCGACCATAAAGCTGACCGAAGTGCAGGACAACACAAAGCCTGCCTGTGATGGCTGATGCGCAAAGTGTGGGGGTGTACTGAAATGAGTGCTGCATTATTCGATCTGGACAATGATGGAACGCTGGAAATCCTCATATCCAGAGCAAATATCAAGAAGATAACACGGGTGACGGTTGCAGAGCCGGGCAGGAAAACGGCAAAAATCTTCCTTCCAGATGTACCGCCGCTGGAATCAGAATGGGAGCTGAATCCAGGACGGTGCACCTGTGAGCATTTCCGCTGCAAGAAATGCCATTTCATCAACTGTGTGGCCGTTAAATACTGCGGCGAGTGCGGGGCAAGGATGAAAAATGCGGGCGTAAAGCCGGAAGATTTGCCTCTTCCGGCGCTCGATGAAAGGTGAAATTTAATGAGAAAAAACGGAGCAATGTTTATCTGCAACCGGTGCAGAAAGCAGGTGTTCGCGGAACGATGGATCATTTTTATGAAGGTGGCCGACATGGAGGGTAAGACAGATAACTCCCAGAAAAAGGAAGAACACGATTCTTTGAAACCTGCAAGGGATGCCATTGCAACTGCTATGCGGGCCGCCCAATTTGCGAAAGCGATCGGCACCCCACTGCCGAAACCACTTAAATGGAAGCGTGAATTCTATGACGCTACCGGTGTGTTTCCATACGGCTGGTATGAGTGCCCGGTATGCGGGTACAGGACAGATTGGGAACCGCACGCCTGTCCGATTTGCCACACACTGCTAGAACCGTGACGAAAGGAACACAGGATGATGGAACCTGAAAGAACCTGCTGCACCTGCCGCTGGCATGAGGGCTACACCTGGGTATGCTTCAACGGCAATTCTCCGAACCGTGCCGACTTCACTGACCCGGAGGACACCTGCGAGTGCTGGGAAGTCAGAACGGAAGAAAACAGCATCGGTGACTACGAAGTAAACTAA